TTGTGTCCTTGCGGTTTTAGAGTGATTCGCTGATCGGAAAGGGCCTCAAACACCCATGAGTTCCATGCAGTATGGAAGCCACCAACGATGGCCTCGGCACGTCCCATGTATTTCTTGACCATCTCATATCCAAGATCGTAGTTTACGAGATTCAACTCCTTGATGTGGTTCAGGTCAGACTGATCCAGTTTGAACCCGTGACCTATTTTATGTATGGAGTCTCCGTAAGCCTCTCCACCTTCAAAGGAACGCAGGGGCTTTTTACCCATTGATCCGAGCGGTGATGCTTTTACGATAACGTTGGTTTCTTCTACGATAGCCGAAAATCTATGGCTATTTGATGCGGGAAGTACAGTTGTGAATTGTTTCCACAGTGCCTGGTTGTATTTGTTGTTTACAGTGTCCAGCAGCATCTTGAAATCGCCCACATTCGAGGCGAGATCGTATAAATTATAATTTTGATAATCTCTATTCATAACTTATTCTCCTTATTCTTTAGACACTGAATAACGTACATATACATCCTTGCTGCGCATGTAGTCGCGTATGGAATCTGCAATAGGCGGGATTCTGTTTACAAGCAGTACACCATCATGTTGGCAGAACAGTCCGTCAACACCATACATAAGTATGGCATTGTCGTGTTTTGACACATCATAGAAAGTGAATCCGTTGGGAAGTACTGTTGCGTAATAGTTGCCAGAATTTTCCCCAACTTCGGACATTTCAATAAACACAGTTCCCTTAGCAAGTGTCGCAGTATTCCCACCAGAGTTCGGGTTTGTTACGGTCACTAAGTCATACAACGCATTTGTCCTATCAATAGTGCTAACGGTGTATACCGAAGTTGTTGCGACTGACAGGCCTGCCAGAGTTGATGGGGCTACTCCAAGAATCATTCCAGCCTGTATGCGACTCCCCTCAGGCCCTTTCTTAATCTTTGCCTGAAAAGTGGCTTCTGTGCCGGTGTCTTTTGCCTCGTAAAGTTCAAATGCGTAATGTATGGCTATTGTACGGGCTGCGTCGTCGATGAGTATCGGAGTTCCAGCAGGAATACATCCGGTATCACCATCAGGCAGTTTCGTTAAATCCACAAAATACTGACCACTTGTAACTCCACCAGCAGATCCGGTAAAAACATTGCGTGCGCCGCCATATGTTTTTGACCACTTGATCATTTGTAAAGTTTGGCTCATTTTAATATTGTTTAATTAATAATGATACACGGAGTCGCACCGCAGCATGAGACCTTCCCATACTCTATTTTTTTGCCTCCCCGGATATGCCAAGGAAATCGCTAAGCCCCTTGCTTTTTTCAGCAGCGGCCTTTCGTTCCATTTGTACCTTGTCGATATACCCCTTAAGAGGCGATGTTCCTTCTCCCTCTCCGCCACTTCCGTCTGCCGGTGCATATGTTTGACCTTTTGCCGATAATGTCTTGTTGAATCTGGATTTCGCCTCTGCGAAAATCTCATTAGCAGATGCGTTCTCACCCAGTTTCAGCGTTGCCACTTCCATGGCGAGGTCAAAGTCAGCCCTCCAATCTTTCGTTAATTTCAGTGATTCTGTAAGTGACGAAAGTTGTTTCTCCCTCATTTGTCTTTCCCTGTCCTTTTTGATTCCATTCAATTCCTCGATGACGGGGTTTAGCCTGGCGTCAAAAATTTCCTGAAAAATGTTTCTTAGGGATTCATTGTCAACCTTGCCTGCTTCATGTTTTGGTTCAGGCGTTGGCGTTGACTCACTCGTTGACGGCTTCGGAGTTGCGGGTGGTTCAGGTTTGTAGTTCTTTACGAAATCGGATTGCTCCTTGATAATGTTGTTGTTCAGCGCCTTAATTGATGGCATTACTTTTTCAACAAAATCGCCAAGCTCGGTTTCGTCTGTTACTACGCCTTCGATGTCCAATAGTGACTCTATTGTATCGGAGATTGTCATATCGGAAACCTTTTGGGATGTCTTCCCTGATTTACCGATAAATTTGGCCTTGATGCTTTCAAGTGCCTGTTCTTTTGTGAATTTCATAGTGTTTCTACAATTCGTTAATAAATAATTTAATATACAAAAAAGGTCTATACCCGACATTATGCCGCATATAGACCTAATAAGTCTTTTTATTGCTCCTGTGTGGGGCTTATATATGTGAACTACACATCTACACTTCGTGATGAATGTGCTTCGAGTTTCATAGCTTGTGCTTACTGCTTCCGAAGAAGTTAGAAGTCTTATTTTTGCTCCGCTCGTGTACTCGCAAGTCCCTTACGAGGTTTTAATGTCTTATACTGACAATGCAAATATACAACTTTTGTCGCTTACATCCAAACCACTAAAGATGGTTTGGTTTTACGCTCCGTCTTATAAATTACCTTACAATGGGAACTTGGTCATCCTCTGTATGCTCCACGTGAAAAAACGTGGTGTGCTTACAATCCCTGCAACGTAACGAGTAATCTACCGTACCGTTCAATTTCAACAATCTGAATGGCATCGACTTCCCACAATAGGCACATTTGCCGTATTGCGACTTGTCCTTTTCGTCATTCCCCGTTGTTGTCATACAAACATTTTCAACAAAAGTAACATTATTGTTATAATTTTACTACCTTTGTATCGTTAAATATATGCACAAAATATGCTTGTCTTAAAGAATAGAGAAATTCCGATCCCTGAACCATACCCGAAAGTGCAACGTAAACTGGCAACAGTTGAAGACGAGGGCTGGACTAAATTCGATGATTTCAAAATACGCAAGGACGTAGACCTCTGTCCGCAACTTGGCTTGCAGGAAAATGTTATAGCCAGTGAGTGTAACCTTATTTTTCTTGCAGGTGAAGCTACTATGGGGAAAGCGCTGTGTATCAACGAGATAGTGTTGACCAATGACGGGTGGGCAAAAATAGGCGTATTGGTTGTTGGGGATAAGATAATGGATGTGAATGGAAATAACCAATCCGTAACCGGTGTATATCCTCAGGGGAAAATGCGTATATATAAACTGGAAACGATAGATGGTGGATGTTGCGAGGTGAGCGCAGATCATCTGTGGACTGTGTATTTTAAGTATAATTCAAGTAGGGGCACATGGGGATTAATGACAACAGACGAAATAAGGATGGCCCTTGTCAACGAAAATGTTGAAATATCACTGCCTACATATCTATCCTATAAGTCTAAGAAGAGATTGATAAAATCAGTAACCGACACTGGTAGATGCGATGATTGTGTTTGTATAAGCGTAAGTAGTTGTGAAAAACTGTTTATTACAAGAGATTACATCGTAACCCACAACACCTTTTCAGGCTACCTAAAAGCACTTAACGGCATAGACAAACCAAACTATACGGCCAAACTCATATCAAAACGCTTACAGGATAGCAAGAAGGGTGGTTCCCTGCTTCGTGACTTCAAGGTGGTTTATGACGGGTTTGCCGGTTGCGAAGTTTCGGGGACAGACTATCCTACAGCGTTCTGGTCGCAATGGAATAGTTCCGTGCAGATGATGCACATGAACTTCAATACGAAAAATGAAAGCGAATGGAAGTTGTTCCAGGACTATGCGAAGAAAAACCAATGCGCCTATGCGTATTGGGACGAGGTGACAGAAATCGAGGAGTTCCGCACGTTTGTATACTTTTTCTCAAGGAACAGGGACGCATCTGGAGTCCCTCCGACAACGGTCTGTTCATTCAACGCGTTGCATGAGCATTGGACTACATCGTTTATGAAACAGGCTGGTTACATAGGGTCCGACTGGTATTTCATACCTGAAATGCTTGGAAAGATAAGATATTTTTTCGTGGCTGGAGATACAGTGGAATCCGTGGAGTTCGCTGATACAAAAGAAGAACTTATACGAAGATGCAATATTGACCCAACGGAAGAGGAAAAGAAAGCAAAGATAAAGGCCACCGACCTTATAAAATCATTTACCGTATTCTCGGGGTGCGGGGCTGATAATAGACTTTTGGTACACGAGACAAAGGGAGGGAGTGTCGCCAACCTGTATAACGTGGGATATACAGAGCGCATGAAAATCAAATACGCGTATTTCGGGCCAATCGAAAAAGAGGATGTGCGTATCAGTCAACAGGCAATAGCCGATATATTCGCCAACCCGACAGACGGCTCAACGGAGCGGTTCGCTTCGATGGACGTGGCGGCTGGTGGCGACGTATGCGTCATGATGATATGGGAAGGACATACGATAATCGCTATTGAAACATCGGACAGGAGAGAGCCTGACGAAATAGAGCAGTGGTCTGACATTATGCTCCATAAGTATAGCGTGCCCGTATACAACTTCTCATTTGACGCATCCGGTTCCGGGTTCTTTATGAGAAAATTCAAGCAGGGAAGACCTATAATTTCAAACACAAGACCGATAGTCGAGTATGATGAGGCTGGCAACCAATCCGTAATGGAATCTTATTATACACGAAGAAGCCAGTTGTTGGGTAAATTGGAGGCCGCCATTATAAAAGGAGAAATATCGTGCAAGATAGACAAGTTTACCCAATTCCCACACGGGCCGAAAAGAACCATGACCACGTTGCTCGACATACTTATTGAGGAACGAAACGTGTTTAGAAGGGTTGATAGGAACGGAAAGATATACTACCGCAACAAGGATGAGTTCAAGGTGTCATATAAGCTATCCCCGGACTACGTAGATGCCATGTCATTTCGCATGGAGTTCGACCTTGACGCAAGACCGAGAAAAGAGAAACCACGTATATATGGGAAAATGGACTATCGGCTGGTGTGGGATTTTGATTAATGTGCATATTTTTATCTTTTTTATGGATTTACTACCATTTTTTAGCGTAATTTTGCTGAAAATACGGTAAAATAATGAAAATTTCAGATTACACAAGAAAGCCGTCATGGTCAAGGAATGTATATACAAAGGGTTCCGAGAGGCATCCCACTGCGATTACCGATGCGTTTATACCGCAAACCTCAATGAAGCTAAACACATCGAAGAAACTCATCCTTGACCAAACTGCCTTTATGCAAGAGCTGTCACCAATGGCTCACGAAGTATTCTCAACAAACGTCAGGTCGTTACGCCCCAAGTATCGGTATATCGAATCAACAGGAGAATATGTATTCAAGGGCTATGAGGATGTGGAACGCGTCGGACTGCCCATACAATCGTCTATCCGTGATAATAAAACCGGCTATTGTTTTGGCAACCCGCTATGGTTCGGCAATGAATCCGGTGATGAGAACTCGGATAGAATGGCCAAGTTCAAGGCGTGGTGGAACTCCACAAATATGACCGCGTGCCTGTCTCAAATGGGATACCACCTTTTCGGTACAGGCGATTCCGCCATCGCGATATACAAAGATGAAGAGGGGATACACTATAAAGTATTCGGGTATGAAAACGGGGATTGTGTGAATGAGGCTTTTGAATATATTGACGGGAAGCGAAGTTCGATAGGCGTAAGAATGTTCCAGATTGACGGACACGATGCGGTTGAACTTTATAAAAGAAAAGAGGTGGAATTATGGATTAAAGCAACAGATGATGAGATTAAGGCATCGTTTGGTGCGGAACCTTCCGCAAGATCCGAAGATGGGTATTCGTTGATTTCATCCACACCGCACGGGTTCTCAAAGGCTCCATTTATTTATTTCCGTGAAAAGGATGTCCCGTGGGGCATAGCACAGGATGTATGCGACAA